GTTGTGTCAAGGTCACAGTCTGCCAGCTTGGCGCTGGCTTCGCCTAGCAAGATACCGATGTTGGTTTGCCCGCCAAACTTGGCTTCCAGGTCGGGGGCTTCCCAACGTTCGTGGATCCAGCCGTCACGTTGAACCGTCTTGGCGCGATACTTGACAGGTACCGTGTGTATACCCATGCCCAGTAAGGCGCGTGCGGTCTCAACGGGCAACGGTTGATGCCCGTTCGCAATCATAGTGCGCTCCGCTCATCAGTCAGTGCAGGCGACAACAGTGTAGTACGGGGGACACAAGCGGTGTGTCGCCTTGATGTTATGAGCGGCGGACGATCACGTCGTCCCAGCCATGCTTCCGCACGGCGTCAGCGAGGCGAATGCGCGTTTCCAGGTTGCCAGTGGTACGCTCTGCGATCAAGTCGCAAACCGTGTAGTAGCTGACACCGGATTCATGGGAGAGTTCACGAGGGGTCATGCGGCTCTCTGCCAGGCGACCACGCAGGCGTTTGGCGTCGATCGCAAGGTCGAGCACGTCGTCGAACCGGATCATACAGACACAACCTTTCATCGCCGTAGGGGATACGGCGCGAGTGGATGCCAGCCGTTACGCTGGCTATAGGGCGCACTGCTTCGCAGAAGGGTTGGGCGTTGTGCTAGCGGGTTGTAGCAGTGTGCAAGGGCATTGTACCCCAGCCGTAGCCACACCGCTATGGTACCTTTAGGCTAGCCCGTGCCTCCAGCGCCCATGCTGCCTGAGCCAGTCTTGCATGGGTACCCTTATCACGGGTACCCGTAAGTAAACCAGTTTTGTGCTACACCTTGCATAGTTCGTACACAAGCGCTACACTGACACTATCCACCCCCACCACAGAACGGGTAGGTTCGCCATGACGCCCGATCAGCTTGCCTCATTTGAATGGCTGGATCCAGCCAATTACCACACACGCTGTACTGACACCATCACCGTCCTGGTTGCCAGCGACATCCTTATGGGCGCAACCTGGCAATCGGCGACCAAGAAGTATGGCGTGCGGCACTTGGCGCTGAAGTGGATGCGTTGGGGTTACGAGGCTGCCCAGCGCGACGCAGGGCCGGATGATCACCACGCGCCGTATCTCAACTGGTACTTGAAGCTGAGTCAGGCGATCGGCTTTGTGGAAGTGCTGGCGCAACAGCGCACACTACGCGAAGCGCCGCGCTACTGGCTTGAGAACAACCCGGAAGCCGCCTCAGACTGGACTGGCGCGGTAGGCACGCTCTCGTTGACGGAGCAGGCTGGCAGCCAACCAACCGAAGAAACCGCTGTTACACAAGCGCCAGTGGAAGCCACTGTGCCAAACGTGCGTACCGTGCTGCGCATGCTGATTGAAGCAGGCGCGTCCATTAAACCTCCCGAGACGGAAACCAACGCAACCCCAACCGTTGTTGACGCCGACCAGAACGGAACAGGTACGCATGGCTGATCTGGCGTTACGTAACTCGGTACTGCGTGACATGGCGATGCTTGATCGCCTACCGGACAGCGTGCTCGGCGAATGGTCGCCTGCCTTCATCCCCCGCTGGAACAAGTACATCCCCCATGCGCCCACCTCACGCCAATGGGCATTTCTCCTCCTCGATTGCAAGGAAGCACTCTACGGCGGACAAGCAGGCGGAGGGAAATCCGACGCGCTGCTCATGGCGGCGTTGCAGTATGTCGACACGCCAGGCTACCACGCGATCCTCTTCCGCCGTACCTACGCCGACCTGGAGCGGCCAGGCGCGCTGATACCGCGTAGCCATGAGTGGCTGTCCAATACGGACGCTCACTGGAACGGTCGGCGCTGGTCGTTCCCATCGGGTGCTGTGCTGGACTTTGGCTACCTTGATAACGCCAACGACATCTACCGCTATCAGTCCAGCGAGTACCAGTTTGTCGGCTTTGACGAGCTGACGCAGTTTGAATTCGGCTGGTACCGCTACTTGTTCAGCCGTTGTAGGCGCACGCGCAACGTGATAGCGCCTGTACGCATGCGCAGTGCTAGCAACCCTGGCAACATCGGACACGACTGGGTTCTGGACAGGTTCATTATGAGCGGCTTTGAACATCGCCGCGCGTTTCTGCCTGCACGCCTGGAAGATAACCCATACCTGGACATGGAAGAATACGAGGAGTCATTGAAAGAGCTTGACCCCGTAACCTATGCCCAACTGCGTTATGGCGACTGGACAGTGCGCAACACTGGCCCGTTCTTTGACCGCAAGACGATCCCCCTACTGGATGAGCCTGTGAACCGTGAAGGCTTGATCCGCATGTGGGACTTGGCTGCCACTAAGAACCAGACCAGCGCGTGGACGGCTGGCGCGCTGTGCAGCTACGCCAATGGCATATTCGACGTCCACGAGATTCGGCGCATGCGTGGCGACCCTGGCGAGGTTGAGGAGTTTATCCGCCATACAGCCGAGGAAGACGGGCGCAAGGTTCGCATCTTTATGGAGCAGGAGCCAGGGAGCGGCGGCGTCAACACCATTTACCGCTACCGCTTTGCCGTGTTGCCAGGCTGGACGTTTGAGGAGTATCGCCCCAAGCTGGATAAGCTCACCCGTGCTGCGCCGTTAAGCGCGCACGCCAAGCGCAACGGCATGCGCTTTGTACGAGGCCGATGGAACAGCGTCGCCTTTGATGAGTTTGAGGCGTTCCCCAACGGCTTTAAGGATCAGGTAGACACCTGTAGCGCAGCATTCCAAGTGCTGACGCATGGCTCGGGCATGCGCGTTACGTTGTTGTAGGAGACCACAATGGCACGGTCGCTGTCGGTACGTCAGCGGGTCGGCTTGCGTTTGCTGGGCATGCGTGCGCCAGAACGCAAGATGACCGCGACCGCGCCTGCCATTTTGTCTCTCGGGCCATACCAGGCGCGCTGGATGCAGTCCGACTACGACACGTATGCCCGTGAGGGGTACATTGGCAACCCGTATGTGTTTGCCAGCATACGGCAGATCGCTATGGCGGTGGCGGGCATTCAGTGGGAAGTGTTTGACGGCCCCGACAAGAAGACGAAATACGACGAGCATCCGTACCTGTCGCTGCTGAAGCGTCCCAACGCCTTTATGGGCGGCAGCCGCTTCTGGGAGAACATGGTTGGCTACCTGTATCTGGACGGCAATGGCTATATTGAGCGCGTTGGCCCCGACAACGGACCTCCGGTCGAGCTATGGCCACTGCGCCCCGACCGCGTGAGGATTGTGCCTGGCACAGTGCAGCAACTTGTCAGCGGCTACGTGTATTCGGTTGGCAACCAGGAAGTGACCTTCCCAGCGCCGCGCATCCAGCATTACAAGTTCTGGCATCCCACAAGCGACTGGTACGGGCTGACGCCATTGCAAGCCGCCAGCAAGTCGGTCGACCAGTCCAACCAGGCGAAAGCCTGGAACGTGGCGCTCCTGCAAAACGGCGCACAGCCGAGCGGCATGGTCTCTACCCAAGCCCTGCTCAGTGACGACCAGTACCGTCGCCTGCGCGAGTCTATCGAAGAGAAGTATGCAGGCTTTATCAACGCAGGGCGACCGATCTTGCTGGAAGGCGGCGCAACCTGGCAAGAGATGGGCATGTCGCCTAAAGACATGTCCTGGTTGGAAGGGCAGAACCTTTCCGCCCGTGAGATAGCGATGGTGTTTAACATCGCTCCAGAGCTGATCGGCGACCCTGCCAGTAAAACGTTCAGTAACTACGGCGAGGCGCGTGTGGCGCTGTACCAGGAAACCGTATTGCCGCTGATGGACTGGTTCAGGGACGACCTTAACAACTGGCTCTCTCCGCTGTACGACGGCGCATACGCCGACTACAACAAGTCTGACGTTGAGGCGTTGCAGGAGAACCGAGGCGAAACCTACACGCGCATTAACGCAGCGTTCGCGGCAGGCTGGATGACGTTTGGCATGGCACAAGAGGAAGCAGGCAAAGCGGTAGATCCGGAAGTCAAGGATCTGTACCGTTGGCAGGCTCCACAGTGGGGCGCAACGGATCCCACAGCGCCTGAGCCTGAGCCTGTCGCACTCCCAGCGCCAGGCTTGCCTCACCCTGAACTCCCTGCAACCCATCCGCTGAACCTGGCTGCGCCACTCATCCCTAACGAGGGCGAGACTGCCGAGCCAGCGCTCCCGCCAGGTAAGAACGGTGACGCCGCTGGCGCTGGCGGTGGAGGCAGCAATACCAGCGATGACGCTGCCAAGGCTGATACCATCACGATCCGTGAGATGACAAGCATGCTCCTTGGCGTGGGCAGGCTTGCCGAGTACATGCGTGCCAACCCTGCCGAGCCGCTGGAGCGCGTGGTAGAAGCCCACAAAGACGACCCCGCTACACAAGCCATCCTCCCGTTCCTGGCGGCTGCCAGGGCAGCAGAGGAGGCGCGCAATGGCTAGGGCTGCCACCACAACCTACGCCGCCACCATCGAGGCGCTGCGCGACAAGCATATCCCAGCCGTGCGGCGCGCTGTGGCTGCACAGCTTGCGCCTGTGCGGGCTGCGCATCCGTTGGCAATGGCTACACGCCTACGCGCTGAACATGACGAGTGGGTCGCCCTCGTCGCCAAGCTGTACGGTAGCGTGGGTCAGTCGTTTGCTGACCACACAGCCGCCACGGTAGCGGCACGGTTGGGCATTACGCCTGCCAAGCTGACCGCCACCACAGGCTACAGCGCCGCATACGACGCCTTTATGGGCAGCTACGCCGAGCAGCAAGTGCCAGGGTACGTTGACCAGATCGCAACTAGCCTGGAAGCACACATTGGCGCGCTCCCTGACGCCCTCGCGGCAACCGATGCAACCATTGATGACATCTTTGCTGGGATCGAGCTGGTTGTAGGGACAATGATCGTGCTGACCGCCAGTAGCCTTGCGCCCATTGCAGGAGCCAACGCGGCAGCACAATCCTCCGGTACGGATCTGACAAAGACGTGGCAAGCCCTTGAGGACGCCCGTACACGCCCAACCCATAGCGCCGCTGACGGGCAAGTGCAGTCGCTCTCAGACCCGTTCGACGTTGGTAGTAGCCAACTTATGTTCCCGTGCGATCAGTCACTGGGCGCCGACATAGGCGAGATCATCTACTGCCGTTGTGTTGTGGTGTACGACGTAGCCGCCAACAAGCGCAAACTCTATAGGCTTGACTGGCCCGAGCGTTGGGCCGACATCATCCTTACTGGCGACAAGAAAGGCGGAAGCTAGCATGGGTCGTAGAG